ATAAATGAGATCTTTGGTTATGATATTTCATTAATAGTATTCGGAACTGATTCATGTCTTTCGCCTGCCGGAGGTCAACCAATATTTATGAATTTTATGCAGTGCATCTTCGCGTACATAAATGAATGTTCTGTGGAGGAAAGAAAGAAATCACAGGAGAAACTTAATTCCTATGCGGCACAGCGCAATACCATTGTTGGTGAAACAAAATGATAGGTGCATTGCCTAAAGCTTTGACAGTCAACGGTAAAATATATTCAATATATAGTGATTATCGCGTAGCTTTGCTGATTTTTTCTATGTGCAATGACGATACGCTTAATGACAAAGCCAAAACATATGGATGTATACAACTGTTGTACAAGCATCACGATCAGATACCTAACTCGGATCTTTACGAAGCGGCAGAACAAGCCAAATGGTTTCTTGACGGCGGAGATATGCCAAAATCTAAACGTCAACCTAAACCGTTGATAAACTGGGATCAGGATGAAGGGATTATTTTTCCAGCTCTCAATAAGGTAGCAGGAAAGGAAATTCGTGAAATTGATTATATGCATTGGTGGACGGTTTTAGGCCTTTTTAATGAGATTGGTGAGGGTTTATACAGTAATGTTATAAATATACGCTATAAGCTTGCACACAATAAAAAACTTAGTAAAGGAGAACAGGACTTTTACCGGAACAACAAAGAACTTATTGATATTAAGGTGAAGCTTACAGCAGAGGAACAGGATGAACTTGATTTTATAAATAATCTGTTATAAAAAAAGTCAGCCCGTTTGGACTGACTTTTTTATTACGCCCACCACTGATTACCGCAGTTAAGGCAAGTTATACGAACTTTTTTTGCTCCTTTGTTTCCGGAAACAAGACCTATTGGACCGGCAACAGCAGTTCCTATGACTGCTTTTCCGACTCCAAAGCCTTTTTTGTTTGCCGTAAGCGAAGTACTTCCACATTTAGGACAGCAAGCAATACCGTTTTTCTTGTTTTCCTTTATACGCTGACGTTTTGATAACGTTTTTTCTTCATGTTGTGTTTCGCCTGTTTGTGATGAAGTTGATGTGGTTACTTCCATCGGTATAAAAGTATTATTGCTAAGTGCGGAGAAGTAACCACATAACTCAGCAATTTTTTTATTATTGTTAAAGAAAAACATTACGTTATATGATTTTCCGTTTGCTGTTATAAACAAGCGACCGTTCTCGGAAGGAGTTCCGGCTGTATATCTAATATCTGATATGTCGGATACTTTTATAGTTTCGCTTTTGAGCCCACTTTTGTATGAGATCTCCGTTTCCGAAACTATTATAGTTGACACAAAAGCCGATTTTATTGTGGCATTCATAGGTATAGTTGAAATCGAGTTGACTTCTTCAATTTCGGTTTTATTGTGATGCAGAATTTCAGTTCCACATTTCATGCAGAAATCTGATTCATCGGATATTTCTGCGCCGCATTTAAAGCAAAACATAACATTTCCTCCCATTATGTATTTTTTTCATTATACAGCGTATGGAGGATTTTGTCAAGAAAGGAGGCTGATATAATTGGCAATTGACGGCAGACTTAATTTCGATACAAAAATAGATACAAAAGGATTTTCCAAAGGTATAAACAGTTTAGGTAACCAGCTTAATAATCTCCGAAATATAGTTTTAAAAATGGGTGCAGCACTTGGTACTGTGTTCAGTGGAAAAGAAGCACTTGAAGCTGCTGCAGATATAAATGCTGCAAATTCTCAAATGCAACAGACTTTTGGAACTTTAAAATCTGCTGCAGATAATGCTATGAAAAGTGTTGCTGATAACAGTAGCATTCTTCAGACAAGACTTCAAAATGTAGGCACATCTATTTATGCTTTTGCTAAAACTACGGGTATGGATTCAGTTAGTGCTCTAAAAATGATGGAAGAAGCGTTGCAGGTAACAGCAGACAGTGCGGCATATTACGATCGAAGCCTTGAAGATACTGCAGAAAGCCTAAAATCGTTCTTGAAAGGCAACTTTGAAAACGATGCTGCTTTGGGTTTGAGTTGTACAGAAACTACGCGAAACACAGCGGCTAATAAACTCTATGGAAAATCATTTATGGAATTATCCGAAGCTCAGAAGCAACTTACACTATTGCAAATGGTCAAGGATGCAAATGCTCTTTCTGGAGCGGAAGGACAAGCCGCGCGAGAAGCAGACGGCTGGGAAAATGTCATCGGTAATCTGAAAGAGTCTTGGAAACAGTTGCTTGCTGTAATAGGACAGCCTGTTCTTTCTGGTGCTGTAACAGTTGTAAAAAACATAACAGCGGAATTGCAAAGTTTGACAGCTGTTGCTAATTCAGCAGTTAAAGCACTTTCTGAGGTGTTTGGAATTAAACTGATGAATACAACAGATGGAGTTGCTGAAAGTTCTTCGCAGGCGGCGGAAAATTATTCCGATATGGCAACATCGGCTGAAGCTACTGTCGAGGCTCAAGAAAATGCACTTGCAAGCTTTGATCAGATAAATAAGCTGGCGGACAACAGTTCCTCATCTGATACAAATGCATCGCCAGTGGTCGGTACTCTAAGCGGCAATACGATCTCCACTACTGTAGATGTTGATACATCTGATGCCGATAAAAAGCTTAAAGATTTTTTTTATTGGGTAAAATCATCTTTTAATACTATTTTTACGCCATTTAAACAAGCTTGGGATAAAAATGGAGTCAAGGTAACAGATAGTATGAGATTTGCTTTCGAGGGTGTATGGAGTATTATCAAAAGCATAGGCGGATCATTCACCGATGTTTGGAGTAACGGAACGGGCGAGCAAGTTTCTGAACATTTACTCGGTATATGGACAAACATTAATAATACAATCGGATATGTGTCACGCAATTTTTCCTCCGCTTGGTCTGATAGCAGTGGTACAAAAATTATTCAGGACATTCTTGATATTTTTAATGATATACTCGACACAATTGAAAACATAACGGCAGACACTGTTGAATGGGCGCAGAACATTGACTTCTCACCGCTCATTACATCATTTGAAAATGTAACATCCGCATTAAAGCCTTTAACTGCCGACATATTTGACGGTATCGAATGGTTCTGGGATAATATTTTGCTCCCTATGGCATCATGGACTATAAGTACTTTGATACCAACATTTCTTAATTTGCTGGCGGCAGCTATAAAAGTTCTTGATTCAGCAATTTCAGCGTTAAAACCTATGGGTAAATGGCTGTGGGATAAATTTTTGAAGCCTATTGCAACATGGACCGGAGGTATTATAGTAGGCGCGTTGAAAGGTATTACATCAGCCTTAAATGGGGTTAGTGACTGGATAAAGAATCATCAGACTGCTGTCGAAAATTTTGTTGTTGTAGTTGGGACTTTGGGATCGGCATTTGCAATATCCGGAATAATTCAAGGCGTAGTAAGTGCATTTGCCGCATTGGCGGCAGGAACAAGTGTATTGACACCGTTAATTACTGCACTTGGTGTAGCAGTTAATTTTTTGACGAGTCCAATCACACTTGTATGTCTAGGAATCGGTGCGCTTATCGCTATCGGCGTATTGCTGTACAAAAATTGGGAAACAGTAAAACAGTTTTTTATTGATTTGTGGGACAGCTTTAAAATGACAATACAGCAATTTGTAGACTGGGTAACAGAGGTCTGGACATCAATTAAAGACTTTTTCGCCGGAATATGGCAAGGCATAAAAGATGTATTTGCCGTCGTGGCAGAATGGTTTACGGGAATTTTCCAAGCAGCTTGGGACGGTATTTTGTCTGTCTGGAATGCCGTTATAGGTTGGTTCTCAAATCTGTGGACAGGAATCAAAGACATTTTTTCTGCAGTAGGAAGTTGGTTTGGAGATATATTTACAACTGCGTGGACAAATATAAAATCGGCGTTTTCGGCTACAGCACAATTTTTCAGGGATTTGTGGACTGCAATAAAATCACCGTTTATTAAGGTAGCTGATTGGTTTAAAGATATATTTTCAAAGGCTTGGCAAGCAGTTAAGGACGTATTTTCGACTGGTGGCAAAATTTTTGACGGTATCAAAGAGGGTATAACAGGAGTATTCACAACGGTTGTAAACGGCATAATTGGCGGAATAAATAAAGTTATTTCTACTCCACTGGATTTTCTTAATGGCATACTTAATGATATTCGTGATATTGAAATAGCAGGCTTTACACCATTTGATGAGTTTTGGGACTATGACCCTATACCAGT